TCAGGTCAGGTCGCCGAAGCGGCCCTTCACCACACCCGAGTGCAGGTAGGTCGGCAGCGGGACTCCTCCCACGGACGTCCGGGTCGCGGCCACCTGCTCCTCCGTCTCGCTGGGGAAACCCTTCAGCAGCCGGAGGCACTGCTCCACCCATTCACGGGAGGCGGGCCAGTCACCCAGGTCGCGATGGCGGACCGCCAACGCGTACGAGGTCTCGACCGCCGCCCACCGATCGGTGGCCAGCTCACGCTGGAAGATCGACTCCAGCTCCTCGGCGGAGGCCGGGCGGGTCTGGTTGGTCATGGTGCCCTCTCGAATCAGACGGTTTTACCCCAGGAGTGATCAACGCGCAGGCGCCCCCGCGGTGACGCCGTGAACCACCGCTAGTAGGTGTAGATCTCGGCCAGCGTCCGATAGTCCTGCAGTTCTTCCTTCTCGAACCACAGCTCGACTTCCTGCTTCGCCTCATCCCGGTTGCCGGAGGCATGCACGAGGTTGGCCACGGCCTTTCCGGACGCGATGCTGGCCGCAGAGCTGTAGTGGGAGAAGTCGCCGCGCACCGTGCCGGCCGGAGCCTGGTTCGGATACGTACTGCCGACGATCTTCCGCACGGTGGCAATAGCGTCGAACCCTTCCAGCACCAGGGCAATGACCGGCCCCTGCTGCATGAACGTCGAGGTGACGCTGTAGACCTCCGAGCCCAGCCGCTCTTCGAGGTCGAAGTAGTGGCGCCGGGTGAACTCCGCGTCCATCTGCTTCATCTTGACGCCGACGACCTTCAGGGCCGCGTCTTCGAAGCGCGAGATGATCCTGCCGGCCAGGCCGCGCACCAGCGCGTCGGGCTTGAGCAGGACGAGCGTGCGCTCGGCGGTCTGTGCTTGATCCTCGGCCATTTGTTCCCTTTCGCCTTACTGGCAAGCTGACATGACGGACGCTCAGCCGTCATGTGCCGAGGTTACCGGCGCAGAACCGGCGGCTCGGGCGGCCGGTCGTTCCCCCGAACTGACGAAGCGGGGGAACGCTGTTGGACAGCACCGAAGGGATGGCGTACGAGCCAAGTTCTCCGTCTTCCCTATCCGCTGTTGAACCTCACCTAAGATCTCCCTGGGCTCGTTCAGCACCTGTACCTACTCCGCGCGTGGCCGCTTCAGGCACCGGGACGGTCCACCGGATGGCACCGCGCACTCGATGGCATTGATTCTCCCCAGGCGCTGTCGGTACGACCATGAAGTGCCAGTGCAGTGACAGTGCATCTTCGGCGCGCGAGTCCCGCACCGAGTGCAACGGCGCCGGAGGGGCGAAGGTGGACGTGATCAAGGTGTGGAACGGTCACTACGCCTGTCAGCTGCAGTCCGCTCTACGTCTCACCAATGAACAGTTCGCCGCCCAGCTCGGTGTAGCCGTCAGAACGGTCGCCACCTGGCACTCCGATCCAGCCGTCGTGCCCCGCAGAGAAATGCAGCAGCTTCTCGACACGGTCCACGAGCAGGCCCCGCCGCCGGCCAGACGGCGCTTCTCGCTGCTGGTCGCAGGCAGGAGCGACGGGGGCGGTGCGGGGACGGCCGGCGCTCAAGCGCTTCGTGTCGCCATCGCTGTGGTCACCCGCGAGGACAGCGTCCTGCTGGTCTGCCGCCGGGACGATGATGCGACCGGCATCACCTGGCAGTTTCCGGCCGGTGTGATCAAGCCCGGGGCGAAGGCCGAGACGGCCACCGTGCGGGAAACGCTGGATGAGACCGGTGTCCACTGCGCGATCAGGCAGCAGCTCGGAACCCGGCTGCACCCCGTGACCGGCGTGCTCTGCGAGTACTTCCTGTGCGAGTACCTCGCAGGTGAAGCCACCAACAGCGACACCGTCGAGAACATCGATGTGATGTGGGTGCCCAGAAAGTCGGTGACCCGCTTTATCCCCGTCGATACGATCTTCCCACCCATCTTGGCCATCCTGGAGGAGCAGACGTGACACAGCAGAACGCTGACGAGCGGCCCGGGATCGCCGCGGCCATCGTCGTACACGACAGCCGAGTGCTGATGGTGCGGCGTCGGGTCAGCGAGGGCCAACTCTCCTGGCAGTTCCCCGCCGGGGAGATCGAGCCCGGTGAATCGCGCGAGAACGCCGCTGTACGGGAGACCCACGAGGAGACCGGGCTGAAGGTGAACGCTCTCAAGCTGCTCGGCGAGCGCGTCCACCCGGCGACCGGCCGACTGATGTCCTACACCGCCTGTGAAGTGGTCAGCGGCACCGCACACGTCGCTGACGCCGAAGAGCTGGACGAACTCGCCTGGGTCGCCCACGCCGACATTCCCCAGTACGTCCCGTACGGACTGTTCGAACCGGTCCAGCAGCACCTGGACGCCACACTGGCCTGACCTCGCCACCAGCCCATCGTGCATCAGTAGGCCGGAAGCGGCTGAATCGGCGGAGCCTTGCACTGTGTCGCTTCAGCCGCTTCTTCTGGGCTTGGCACCCAACTGCAGGAGCGGGCCTATCGATGCCTGTGGTGCAGGTCTTGAGGGCTAGCGGACCGTCCGACCGGTCGTGAGGTAGGTCGGGAGGTGGCCGGGCCGCCGATTACGGGCAGGTTGGTCGCGTCGGCGGGCAGGTCGTCGGCGCGTCGCAGGCGCCAGACGAGAACTTCGCTGCTGGGTTCGGCTGTGCCGAGTTCGCGGTGGGCTGCGGATTCCGTGAGCAGGGTGGTGGGGTCGTGGCCAGGGGCCTCGGCGTCGGCGAGGGTCGCGGCGAGAGCGGTGCTCGAATCGGACCACCCCCGCATGCGCGGGGACCATATAAGTTAAGCAAAACGAATTAAGGAAATGATGGGACCACCCCCGCATGCGCGGGGACCATTCCGACGCGTGCGCTTGGGCTTTTCCTCATCGAGGACCACCCCCGCATGCGCGGGGACCATAGTTCGTGACCTGCGGCTTTAGAGCGCGGGAAGCCGGTTTTTACTCACTTCCGCGGATTCCGGCATAGCGCTCGTACGGCGCATATCTATCACGGGCCTCCCGTCAGATCGCTCCGATGGAGAATCTACCGCTCACGCCGCGCCCTCAACGCGTCACCCGCGCATGGCACGCCTGGGGTCAGCGCTCGGGCCCTGCCTCGTATGGAACGGGCCAGGCGCGAGAGTTAGGCGCGGCGTCGTCCCCCGACCCGGGCGGTGTTGGTGGCGGTGGCCTGTTGGGCGCAGGCCGGGTGCATCAGGTATTCGCTGCCGTCGGTTTCGGTGCCGGGGGTGGCTTCGTCGCGGTAGACGGGGCCGCCGCATACGCAGCGGATGGGGAGGGGGCCGCAGGTGGTGAGGGTTGCGGGGGCGAGGTCTCCCGCCAGAGTGATCGCGCACGCGAGGTAGCGCGGGCTGCCCTGCGCCCCCGCGGGGCGAACCCAGTGGGGGCCGGGGCCGGCGGTGCGGTCGGTGTGTGGGATCAACGCCTGTCCGCTGGTGGCGACTTGAACGTAGCGGGTGAGGCGGGCGTAGGACCAGGGTGAGCGCTTGGCGTGTCCTACGGGGATGAGCCAAGTGCAGTGACCGGTTTCGGGGTTGGCGATCATGGCGTCGCAAAACGTGTCGCGTAGCAGGTGCATGCCCGTGGTGAGGGGGGCTTGTACGAGGTCGAAGTGGTGGCCGATGGGTAGGAGGGAGTGCCCGGTGCCGGGTGGTGGTGTCCACGCGTACGTCATGGGTGGCTCCAGGCACGTTCGTCGGCGGTGGGTCCGATGTCTTCGGCGGGGGTGATCAGCCATCCGAAGGTCACGTTGGCGGTGTAGTGCAGGTGGCGGCCGCCGGGATGGTCGATGGCTGCGTGGGTGCGGCACCAGCGTTGGGCTTGGCTGTGTTGGCCGGTTGGGCCTTGGTCGGATTCGGGTTGGGGGGATCGTTCGCCGCAGGCGGTGCAGGTGGCGCGTACGGCGTAGGGCGCGCCGTGGGGGTCGGGGCCGATGGTCATGTCTACGAACCGGTAGGTGCTGCGGGTCATCGCGTGGCTCCCCGGGGGGTGCGGGCGCAGGTAGGTCCGACACCCTGGGAACTACTCGGTAGCGGGCCGTTCCCGCAGGTCACAAAGGGTCTGACATGGCAACCGCCACCCTCACGCGCACCGATGGGCAACGCTCGCTCCCCACAAAGACCATGGAAACGAACACTCCGGGCGTGTGCCCGTGCCATGGCCGCCCGTGGGTGGACCTGTTGCTACGTAAATCCAAGATCGTGCGCGAGGGTGAGCGCGCGTTGTCCATCCGTGCGCAGGAAGAACGGGGCCGCGCATGGGCCGACGAACACGGTTACTGTGTTCGGAAGGTCTGGAAAGAGAACCTGTCCGCGTGGTCCGACGTACGGCGACCCAAGTACGACGCTGCCATGTCGGCCGTCCTCGCGGGCGAGGTTCCCGCGCTGTGGTGCTACGCGCTCGACAGGTTCAGCCGCAAGGGTGCGGAAGCGGTGGTGCCGATCCTCGGTAAGGCTCGCGTGATCTTCGATTACGAGCGTCTTGACTCGATGGACGAGCGCGACCGCCGATGGATCATCGACCGTGCCGAGAACGCCCGCGAATACTCGCAGCGTCTTTCCCACAACGTTCGCGTAACCAAGGATCGGCAGCGCAACGAGGGTCGTTGGCTCGGGAGGGCACCGTTCGGCCTGGTCGCCCATCGGGAAACTCGCCGCCTCTCCCCGAACCGCACGCCGTACACGTGCCTCATCAAGGGCCGCCGGGAACTCACTCCGTGGGAAGTGGTGACCCGGATTTTCAAGGAGATAGCGGGGGGCACGTCCTTGCATGCTCTTGCCCGGAAGCTGAACGAGGAAGGCATCCGGTCGAGCACGGGCAAGTTTTGGCGTGCGGACAGTATCCGGGCAATTGTCGTCCACCCCGTTTACGAGGGTTGGTTGACTGTCGCCCCGGGTGGAAGGTCGCACAAACGATCCGTGCACTACATCAACGACCAGGGCGAAAAGGTGCGCTGTGTTGATGCTGCCGAGTTGCCCGAGATGATTCCGGCGGACGTGGCTGCCCGTGCCCGTCGCGTGATGAGCGGGAATCAGATCATAGACAGCACCAGAATTGAGGGTCGGGCCGTTCACGCGCTTAGCGGGAAGATGCGGTGCGCGTCGTGCACCGGTGCCATGGTCATAGGCGGTACGTCGTACAACTGTCAGTTTCGTAGGGCTGGTGGTGCCTGCCCTGGTCCCGCGTCGGCATGGCGGGAAGCAATAGAGCGGTACGTGGTGGACGCGTGGTCGGCGCGGCTGCACTCGGCCGAGGATGACGACCCGCTGTTGCTCGCCGTTGCCGAGCGGTGGCAAGCTCTGTCCCGCCCCGACGAAAGCGAAGAGATCAAGGAAGCGCGCGCCGAACTCAAGGCCGCGCAACTCAAGCTCGACAAGTTCCACGCGGACGACGCAGCCGACTTCTACGAGGGCCGGTCCGCGCGGTACCGCATCCCCCACAAGGTCGCTGCGGAAAAGCGGCTCGACGCTGCCGAGAAGCGCGTGAAGGAACTGGCCGGCGGGGGGCGCGTAGACATCACGTTCCTGATCGAGGGACACGCGGCCAAGACATGGCACAACGCGGACCCGCAGCTACGGCGGGACTTGCTCGGCCTCGCCATCGACACCGTGATCGTGACCAAATCCCCCGGACAGGGGAAGCCGTTCAAGGGTGAGGAGCGCGTGTCCATCGTGTGGGCGGCCCCCGAGACAGACGAGTACGAGCAAGCGGCATAGCGCCGTACGGCCCGAGGAAGCCCCGGTTGGTCCCCGTGACCGCCGGGGCTTTCTGCTGCCCGCACACGGGCGCGTGGGGCCCTCGCCGGCTCGCCCTCGGGCGAGGCCGCTGCACAGCGGTGGTGCGAAGAGTGTTGAAGTGACGATTTTTTGCACTTTTTTAGAACCCTAAGAAAAACCTAGAGAGAAAAGAGATTGGGGTCTCTGGCGACACCGCGTCACGGCGAGGGGCACGGGCAACCCTCGCTCCCCACAGAAAGTAGGAAGCGGAAATGCCCCGCTCGCTCTCAGCGGCTCCGGGCAACCTTCGCTCCCCACAGTAAGTAGAGGGGGAAACGGTCGAACTCACCGCACGGTGACTACGGACTCCCTTCCGCTACTTCCGAGAGCGGGATTACCGCGCGCCCACCCAACACGGGGAACCTGGCGGACTGAGTGCCTGACTCTCGGAACAAGCGTTGCCCGTGGACCACTCGCCCCCGTTGTTCGGGTGGCCGCGAGGGTCGTAGGGCAGCGCGTGCGGGGACCGCACCGCCCACCAGTAACCGCCCCTCGCGGGCGCTGAACGGGGTTGTAAGACCGTGCGGTCCCCAAGTCGTCCCGACGTTCGCCCATGAGCGCCAGGACGACGACCAAGCCCGCTGACCCAACGGCTAGAGGTGCGCGGTACCGGCCCCCTCGCGGGGAGATCCGTACGCAATCCGCAGAGTTCCCCGGTTCGAGTCCGGGGGCGGGCACAACGACGAACACCACAGAGGGGGCGCGCATGCGCTGTATCGACTGCACCGAGCCCGCCACGCACCGCGGACGCTGCAAGACCCATCACGAGGCGTACGAGGGACGTCCCAACGTCCGTTCCCGACGAGCACGGGGCCGACGACGGGCGAACCGTATAGACGCTGCCGCGAGGCTCCGCCGGCGGGTGGACGAGCGGGGCTCCGCGTGGTGCGACTGGTGCTTGGGTGATTACCCCGTGGACGGGGTGGACGTGGACCATGTGCGCCCGCTGTCCCTCGGCGGGGAGGACATTGACGGCAACGTGCAGGTGTTGTGCCACGGGTGCCACCAGCTCAAGACGAGTGCGGAGTTCCGGGCGGTAGGTGCTGGAACGTAGGAAGCACGTCTACAAACGTATTAGTCCGCGGGGGCATATGAGGTTGGCACATCAGCCACCATTTCCATACTACGGCGCCAAGGGCAAACTAGCGCCCTGGATTGTCTCGCACATCCCGGAACACAAAGCGTACGTCGAACCCTTCTGTGGGTCTGCCGCGGTTTTGCTTGCTAAGGAGCGCTGCCGGACGGAGGTTTTGAACGATGCGAACGGCGATGTGGTGACGTTTTGGCGTGTGTTGCGCGATCAGCCCGACGCGCTTGTTGAGGTTCTGCAAAGGACTCCCTATGCGCGGGACGAATACAAGGCGTCTCTTACCTCTTACGGTGGCCTGCCAGAGTTGGAGCGAGCACGCAGGTTCTTCGTTCGCTGTTGTATGGCGTTCAATGCCTCAACCCGGAAGGTCGGGTTTTCGTCTTCCGCACCTGGCCGGACGGGTAAGGCACAGACGTTTGCAGCGCGTATTGACACGAGGTTGATGGAGGTTGCGGAGCGCGTCAGGGGTGTGGAGATAGAAAATGTTGATGCCTTGCGATTGGTGGACAGATGGCGCCAACCGGATACCGTTCTCTATCTGGACCCGCCGTACCTAGCATCCACACGCAAGAGTAAGCGCGATTACGCAACTGAGAGCAACACGGACGAGTTTCATGCATCCATGCTGCACACCGTGGCAGACTTCCCGGGAACAGTTTTGATTTCTGGTTATATGGGCGGTCCGTACGAGTCTCTGGGGTGGCGTTGTGAGCGTCGTGAGGTACCGGCGCACGTCTCGAACGCCGCGGGTGCACGACGAGTTGAGTGTTTGTGGATCAATCGCTGATAACTGCGTCATCGGTTCGTCCACCAGGTGAGTCCCGACCCCCATCGCGGTGGTCACCGCAACGAGCCATCCGGGAACGCGCTGGAGCGACTGTGCGTGCTGCTACCTAGCCGTTGCCGTAGGTGGTAGAGCCGTCCGGCTTCCATGGTTCGCGCTGCAAGCCCCGGTAGTTCATGTCGAGATGGCGTGCCCATCGTGTGAGTTCGGTCCATGCTGCGTCAGCCTCGCGTGACCATTCGGCGGGCGCGTTTTCCACGATGTCGAGCGCCATGGCGACCCGCTGTTCTGCCGTGCCGAGCTGGTCCCGAACGCCCTCGGGCAGCATGTCCCCGCGGGCGTCGAGCATGGCGCGCAACCGTGCGCAGCACTGCGTCAGATGGTCACGGATGGCAGCGACGTTTTCGCGGGTGGGCCGGGGCGGTACGCACTGATCGAGGAACAGTCCTGCGGCAAGGTCGCACCAGTAGTGCGCTTCCCTGTGCAGCTCACTGCGCTTGGAGTCCGACAGGCCCGAGTAATACGGGGGCGGGTGCTCGCCGGCCGCTTTAGCGTTCACGCGCTCTTGCCTGGCCCACTGTTTCACCAGTCCTGTCACGTCTGCCTGTGTGTAGTCCGCTGCTGTCATATCTACCCCCCTTGGTGGCTTGGTCCCAGGCTTGCTGACTTACGCGCTTTCGTCTGCGCCGCAGGGACAGAAGCCGTGTTGCGCGGGCCACACTCGTTCACCTCTGCGTGAGCCACGCTGTGAGCCCGCTTCCTGTGGCCGTGGCGAGTGCTGCCACGAGCCATCCGGGGACGCGTTGAATCGTCAAGTGCAGTCCTGCACAACGGAGTTCAAAAGCGGCTGAGGGCTTGGCCTTGGTGCGGTTGTCTGCCATGCCCCTATCCGACAGGCGGTGCCGTCAGTGCTACAAGCGTTCCCAGAGGCGGAAGTGGGTAAAGTGCGTAAAGATCATTTACAGCCACATGGTCTCGCCTCTTGCGGCGCTGACCCCCATGCCCCGTAGACCCCGGCCCCCGTGCTCTGTCCCCGGGTGTCCCGAGCTGACTGCCCGTGGTGGCCGCTGTGCCGCGCACGAGCGTGAGGCGAACGCCGACCGTGCGTCGCGCGGTGGAGCCGTCTACACGACCCGTTGGCAGCGCATCCGGCGCGCGTACCTGTACGCCAACCCGTGGTGCGTGCTGTGTGGTCAGCCGGCGAACGTCGCCGACCATTTCCCTTTGTCCCGACGAGAGATGATCGCGCGGGGCGAGGTGAACCCGGACGCGGCGAAGCACCTTCGGCCGTTGTGTATCGGGTGTCACAACCGCGAGACCGCGCGCAATCAGCCGGGCGGGTTCGCTGCTGAGGCTCGTTCGCGCCGTGAGGCGTCCGAGCGTCCGCCGTTCTGACCAGGGGGGTACTCCCGCCCCCGCCGCTGGCTGAGCGGCAGGGAGGCAAAAAACTCGCATGGCTCATTGGGCCGTTTCGGTGGAGGTGACTTAGCGTGGCAATTCCCGGGCAGAAACCCAAGCCCCACATTCAAGCGGTCCGCGAGGGCACGTTCCGCCCCGACCGCAATTGCGAGGGTGCGACGTTCGCCCCGCTCTCCCCTGTCGAGCCCGATTGGGCCGAGCTATTTCCGGGGGACGCGTCGGACGACGTGCGGGGGAAAGCGGCTGACGTGTGGGCGAGGACGGTTCCCGCCCTGGTGTTCTCCGCTGGTCTCACCGACCCGCAGCGAGAGACAGCTATCGAGTATTGCGTGACGGTCGCCCGACTCTGGCAGGCCGAGCGCGAGTTGAGCCGTTCCGGCCTGGTGGTTGAGACGGAGCGCGGGAACGTGAAATCCCCGTGGGTGACGATTGCTGGTCAGTACCGAAGTCACTTCCGGTCGTTGGTCGGTGAACTCGGGCTCAGTCCCGCGTCAGCCACCCGGATTACCCCGCCGGAAAGCGGGGGCGACGATGACGGAGTCTTTGACTGACGGGCTGCCGGTCCCGTATGACGCGCTGCTAGAACTCGGGGTGACACCCGAGGAGATATCCGCGGCGCTCGCCTCGCGGCCCCTGGTGGTCGCTGCGCAAGCTGCGGCAGCTCCGGGCGCCTACTTCGATGTGTCTGCCGCTCGGCGTGCCATCGACGCTATCCAGTCGTTCAAGCACACCAAGGGTCGGTGGGGGCGGTCACGACTACGGCTCGACCCTTGGCAAATCGTGTGGGTTATCGCCCCGGTTTTCGGGTGGCTCGCCCATGACCCCGAGTTGGGGCGCGCGGTGCGGATCATCCGCTCGGCGTGGATTGAAGTACCGCGTAAGAACGGAAAGTCAACTCTTTCATCGGGTATCGGGTTGGTGCTGCTGCTTGCCGACCGCGAGATAGGCGCCGAGGTATACGCGGCTGCTGGCAGCCTGCCACAGGCCGAACGCGTCTTTGATGACGCTAAGCGTATGGCGTTGACTTCCCGCGCCGTACGGGGCCGCGTAGAGGTCTTGCGAGGTCTTATACGCGTTCCTCGTACGGGCGGTATTTTTCGCGCGCTGTCCAAAATCGCCGAGACCGCGCATGGGCTGAACGTTTCCGGCGCGATCGTTGATGAAGTTCACGTGCATAAGCGGCGTGACCTGGTGGACGCGATCGAGACAGGAACGGGCGCACGTGACCAACCCTTGGTCGTATTCATCACGACGGCTGATGAGGGCGTGGAAGGGTCCATCTACGACGAGAAACACACGTATACGCGGCGGTGTGCGGACGGCATTGTGTCCGACCCTGGTCATTACGGGGTCATCTGGGCTGCCGAAGAATCAGACGACCCTTTCAGCGAGGCGACATGGCGTAAGGCCAATCCCGGATTGGGTGCGTCGCCCTCGCTGGCCTACATGCGCCGTGAGGCGAACAAGGCGAAGTCCACGCCGAGCTATTTCCCTACGTTCTGCCGGTTGTCTCTCAACAGGCGTATGCGGGCCGCTAGTCGGTGGCTGACGCTCACGCTGTGGGATGCGAACAACGGGCCGGTCAATGACAAGGCGTTCCGCTATCGGCGGGCATGGGGCGGGGTGGACCTGTCCGCGGTGTCCGACCTTTCGGCGTGGGTTCTGGTGGTCGAGTCCCGGAAACCCGGGGTCGAGCTGGAAGTGATATCGCGCTTTTGGCTGCCCGAGGAACGCATAGACGAGCTAGAGGCACAGCTACAGGTCCCGCTTAAACAGTGGGCGGACGACGGGCTGTTGACGCTCACCGAGGGCGACGCAATCGACTACGGGGCGATTGAGAAACAGATCATTGCGGACTGTCGTCGGCTCGACGTACAGCGAATCTCTTACGACCGCATGTTTGCCGGGCAGCTCGTCCAGCGCATCGAACAGAAAACCCGCGGCGTGGACGTGGTGCCCGTCGCGCAGACCTATCTAGGAATGAGCCCCGGCAGCAAGGAACTTGAAAGGCTGCTCCGCGAGAGCCGAATACACCACGGCGGAAACCCGATCCTCCGTTGGAATGCAAGTGTGGTCGAGGTATACCGGGACGGCAACGACAACTTGCGCCCCGTGAAACCTGACCGCGGGAAGTCGAGCGCCCGTATTGACGGTATCGCCGCTGTGGTCATGGCGCTTGACGGGTATGTCCGCCGACCGCTTAAGCGTGCCCGTGCGGCGAGCGCTTAGCACAAGGGGGGAAGCATGGCGGAAACACCGCTACAGATGACGGAACGGCTGCACGGGAAGCTACAGCGCCGCAGGCACCAGGCCAAGAAATGGAGCGACGCGTACGAGGGGGAACGCCCGCTGTTGTTCACGTCGCCGGAATTCAGCACGCAGACCGGCGGACTCTTTGACGATTTCTCCGACAACTGGTGCGCCGTGGTGCCCGATGCGACCGTTGAACGGCTCATGCCGATTGGTTTCCGTCTGGAAGACGGGTCCATAGACAAGGATGCCGGTAAGGCGTGGAAGCGCTCAGAATCCGATGTTGAGATCGGTCTTGCGCTGCTGGAAGCGCTGATTACAGGGCGCTCTTACGCCCTGGTCTGGAACAACGCCGATGGCAGTTGAGATCACCTTTCAACACGCCGGAAGCGCGATAGTCGAGTACGTCCCTGGTCGTCGCCGGCTCCGTAAGGCGGGGCTCATGACGTGGCGAGACTGGGATACGGAGTTCGCAACCCTTTTCACGCCGACCATGGTTTACCGGTGGCAGCGTCCGACCCGCGAGGGCGGAAGGTGGACCGGCCGCACTGCGGGACTTGCCCGGGGCGAGCCGAGCCACATTCCGAATCCGCTCAAGGTGGTGCCGCTGGTTGAGTTGCCGAACCGCTCGCGGTTGCACGGTAAGCCACGGTCCGAGATTGCGACGGTCCTTCCGCTACAGGATGCGGTCAATACGCTGTGGGCTCACCTCATGACCGCATCGGACGGTCTGGCCCTTCCGGCCCGTGCGGTGCTCGGAATGGACCGGCCCGTCCGCGAAATCGTGGACCCCGAGTCGGGGGAAGTCGTCGGCGAGGAGGATCTACCGCTAGACCGTTTCCGGTCGGACCGTCTGCTGTGGCTTGAGAAACAGGGCGCGCAGATTGCCGAGTTCTCCGCCGCTGATCTTGAGAACTATCTCAAGGTTATTGAGGTGGCGGTGCAGCACATCGCCGCGCAGACCCGCACCCCGCCAAGCTATCTAGCGGGGCAGCTCGTCAATGTGAGCCCTGACGGGTTCGCCGCATCGGAAGCGGGGCTGATTGCCAAAGTGTCCGAGATGCAACGGCACTTCGGATCGGCGCTGCGCGAAATTATGCGCCTTGAGGCCATAGCGCAGGGCGAGGCTCGGCGCGCGGAATCGCTTGCGCTCGGCTCCGTGGTGTGGAGAGACCCGCAGTTCCGCAGCGATGCGCAATACTCCGATGCGCTGGTGAAGTTGAAAAGTATCGGTGTGCCGGATGAGGCTCTGTGGGAACGCATACCCGGGGTGACCCCGGATGAGATCGGACGTTGGAAGACCATGCGTACGGATGCCGCGGGTGCAATCCTCGGCGGGGACATGTCCGGGCTGTTCGGCGTGAAGCCCGACCAGGCCGAGGACGACGACCAGGCCGACGAACCCGAGGACGCCGAGGGGGCCGCCTAGTGTCCCGTATGGCGGAGTTGGCGGCCGAGCGGTACACCCAAGTCCAGGACATTTCCCGGGCCGTTGTGGAGGCGATACAGGGGCTTTGGAAGGACGTTCCCGCCGACCGCATTCTGTCCGCCATGCAGGGCGAGGCGGGGCGGACAATCCTCGCCGCGGTGACCGCCGGACAGCTCTCCGCCGTACAGGGTGCCCAACTGTTCGTCGGTGCGTCCATGGCGGCCCAAGGTGCCATTGCGGCCCCGCTCGGCACGCTCGACACCGCGGCCCTGGTCGGCATCGCTGCGGACGGCCGGCCCCTCGCCTCACTGCTGCAACTGCCCGCCATTACCACGGCTCGGGCTCTAGCAGCCGGCGAGAGCGCCGAACTCGCGGCGGCCCGTGGGCTTACCCAAATGGCCATGATGGCAGCGACACAGATAGCCGACGCGTCCCGTACGGCTACGTCCATCGGCATGGCAGCACATCCGCGCTGTATCTCGTATGTCCGCGTTGTGCGGCTGCCCGCGTGCGCTCGGTGCATCATCCTGGCGGGCCGTCAATACATCTATTCCACGGGCTTCAAACGGCATCCCCGCTGTGACTGCGGAATGGAGCCGATGACCGATGCCGAGTGGAAAGCGAGCAAGTCCCCCGAGGACTTGTTCCGTGAGATGAGTCCCGCCGAACAGCGGAAGCGGCTCGGGGAAGCGGGCGTCATGGCCCTTGAGCGCGGGGCGGACCTCGGGCAGATCATCAACGCCCGCCGAGGAATGGCAACCGCGGTAACCGGTCGGGGCCCGATGCGCGTCACGACCGAGGGCACCACCAAACGCGGTATCGGGGCCAAGGCCATGGGTGCCGCGTTCGAGAAAGTCTCGGGCCAAAAGTACGCACGGGCCCGCGAGGCGCGGCTAACGCCAGAGACCATTTTCAAACTCGCGGGAGAGAACCGCGAGCACCAAATAGCGATGCTCAAGAAACACGGATACATCGTGTGAACCAGGGGGACCACCTATGGCAAACGACCCGCAGAACACCCCGGACAACGGCCCCGAGGACAAGCCCGAGGGTGCGCCCGGTACGGCTACCGGCAGCGAGCGCCAGGGCGAGGCGGGCAAGGGGCCCGAGGGCGACCAGGCCGACGCGGCGAAGACCGCCGAGACTGCCCGAGCGGCTGCCGAGAAGCGCGCCACCGACGCGGAAGCGGAAGCGGCTCGGCTCCGCCGCTCGAACGCGGCGACCCGGGGCACCGACCTTGACGCCATGCGCGCGGAGATCCGGCAGAAGTTCACGGAACAGCTCGTCCGCGCCGAGCTGCGCGCCGCTGCTGCGGGCAAGCTCCGTGATCCCGCGGACGCCCTCGCGCTGCTGGACGTGTCCTCGCTCGCCGGCTCCGGGGGCGATATCGACGCTGCCGCGGTGGCTGCTGCCGTGGACCAGCTCGTCAAGGACAAGCCCTATCTTGCGGTCGCAGAGACCGACCCCGCGCGGTCGTGGGGTGACGTGGGCGCGGGTCCGCGTGAGACCGCCGAGCCCGAGCCGGCAACCCCGCTTGACCGTCTGCGCCGCGCGTACGACGCGTAAGGAACCATTCCGCAGAGACGTTCCGGCAACCCATTCCAGGGGACGCATCTAAATAGGTGCCGTCCCCTTTTTCATGCCCAAAATCAGGGGGAATTCAACACATGGCACTGACTCTTCCCGAGGCTGCCAAGCTCAGCACGACCGATCTTCAGCGGGGCGTTATCGAAACGTTCGTGCAGGAGTCGAGCATTCTTGACCGGCTGCCGCTGCTGACCATCGAGGGAAATTCCTACGCGTACAACGAGGAAGCCACGCTGCCGGGCGTCCAGTTCCGTTCCGTGAATGAGGCTTACGCCGAGAGTACGGGCACCGTGAACCAGAAGTCCGAAAGCCTGGTAATCCTCGGTGGCGACGCGGACGTTGACAAGTTCATCGTTAAGACCCGCGGCAACCTGAATGATCAGCGCGCCATTCAGACGCGCATGAAGGTCAAAGCCGCTGCGTATAAGTTCCAGGACGCGTTTTTCAATGGCGACGTTGCGGCCGAGCCCAAGGGCTTTGACGGTTTGCGTAAGCGGCTCACCGGTAACCAGGTGGTTTCCGCGGGCACCAACGGCGCCCCGATTGTGGGTACCGATGGCAAGGACTCGCACGCGTTCTTCGACCTGCTCGACGCGCTCGTTGCACAGGTCCCGGGCCTGACCAACGCGAATGGCGCTCTGTACGCCAACCGCGCGGTTATCGCAAAGATCAAGTCCGCGGCTCGCCGGATCGGCGGTTACGAGATGGTCCGCGAGGCCCTTACCGGAAAGTACGTCGCCACCTACAACGGCATTCCGCTGCTCGACCCGGGGCAGACTGCCGCGGGCGCTGACATTCTCCCGCAGACCGAGACGCAGGGAACGGCCGTTGACGCGTCGTCCATTTACGCCGTGCGTTTTGGTCAGGCCGAGGACGACCGCGCGGTGACCGGGCTCACCAACGGCGGTATTCAGGTTACGGATCTCGGCGAGCTGGAATCCAAGCCCTCTTACCGCACCCGCATTGAGTTCTATACCGGCCTCGCTGTTTTCGGTGGCCGTGGTGCTGCCCGCCTCAACGGCGTTCTCGCCAAGTAAGGGAAGGGGACGGAATGCCACCGCGCAAGCGGGCAGCGTCCGCCCCGAAGATTCCGCACACAAATTCCTGCGGTGCCCCGGAACGGGTCGAGAGCTTTCCGGTTCTCGATTCCTCCGGGGCCCCGCGGACCGTGGCGCGGTGTCTGGCGTGCGGCGCTCAGACAGTCACATAGCAAGGGGAGGTAACGCGCATGGCACTCCCCGCATTGGCCACGGTGGACGAGCTTGCGGCGTGGATGCAGCGCGAGCGGGACGAGCTGCCCGAGGGGGCCGCCCTGGTGCTCGACACCGCGTCCGCCATCGTCCGCAGCGAGGCACGGCAGCGCTTCACCCGAGGGACGAGCACCGTTGCTCTCTCTCCTCGGGGACAAGGGGTCGCGCTGCCCCAACGTCCAGTTGTAGCGGTTGAGTTGGTCCGCGCGGGTGGTCGAGTGCTGCGGCCGGACGAGTACCGGTTGTGGCGTGATGATCTGTGGCTACGTGCCCTCGGGTTCGGGCCCGTGGTCGTCACGTACACCCACGGCTACACCGAGGTTCCCGCGACCGTGCGCGCCATCGTGCTCACGCTCGCCGGCCGAGTGCTGACCAACCCGTCCGATCTTCGGCAAGAGTCGGTCGGCTCGGTGTCGGTGACCTACGCGGCCGAGACCATCGGCGCGAGCCTCGCCCCCATCGAGCGGGACCAACTCGCCCGGTACCGCCCTCGCGCTGTTGTCGTGCAGCTCGGGAAGCGGGGCCCCTGGTGACGCTCCACTACACACAGACGGTCGTGATCGTGCGGGCCCCGTTCGTGGCGGACCGGTACGGCAACGAGACCGCCGAGCGGGATTGGTCGAGCGCCACCAGGACGACCGTCCGCCGCGTATCGGTCCAGCCGGACACGTCCACCGAGGACGACGGAGACCGCCCTGCGGTGACCACGGGCCTACGGCTGACCACGCGCCGCGGGGTCGATATCGACCTGATACCGGGCGACCGCGTGGTTGCCGTGGGCCGGCTGTTGGAGACCGACGGATATGTTGCGCGGTGGGTCGTCGGGGGGCGACTGCACCACGCCGAAGCACGGTTGAAGGAGGTGAACGGATGAGATTTCGACCCAACCGCAGCGGCATTAACTCGCTCATGAAAAACCCGGAAGTCGGACGGGAAGTCGAGCGCATCGCGGGGCGCATCGCTGCGAGTGCAGAGGGCGACGGGGGCGACTACCGGACCGACTCGGCTCTAGGTGCCCGACGTTGGCGCGCGGCTGTGATCGGCAATTACAACAAGCACAACGACGCCGAGGGCACACGTAGCGCGCTGCTGCGCGGAATGGACGGCGCCTAATGGCCCGTCCGCTGGTGCTCATGCCGGACGCGGTGGCGGTGGTGACGGGCTATCTCCGGGGCGCTCTCAAGGCCCGTGGTCGGCCCGTCCCTGTCGTCTCCCGCGTCCCTACTCCGCGGCCCCCGGTATTCGTCCGGGTGCAGCGCATCGGGGGCACGCAGCAGACCCCCGTTTCCGACCGTCCTCGGCTTGATATTCACTGCTGGGCCGAGAGCGAGTCCGCGGCTCATGATCTCGCGGCGCTCTCCCGCGCACTGCTCGGTGACATTCCCGGGGTGCGCGACGGAGTGACCGTTTACCGGGTGTCGGAAGTCGGGGGCCCGATGTGGCTGCCCGACGACCAGACCAGCGCCCCGCGCTTTGCGTTCGCCGTGGAAATCCACATGCGTGGACGGGCGCTCTAAACACCACTTTCATTTACTACGGGGGACACCCATGTCTCTAAACGCCAACGCCGTAAGGGTGGCGGTCACTGGTGCTGCCTATGTGGCACCGCCAAAGGCAACGCTACCGACTGACGCCGGAGCCCCTTGGGACGCAGCGTTCACGGATATCGGTTGGATCTCGGATGACGGGATTACCGAAGCCAACTCGGCGGACACCACGGAAATCAAGGGATGGCAGGGCGGCGCTACCGTCCGGAAGGTCATTTCGTCCAGCGAAATGTCTTTCTCCTTTACCGCCATCGAGACGAGTAAGACCGTCCTTGAGCTGTACCACAAGGGCGCAAAGGTGGCGACGACTTCCGGCAAGTCGGTGCTTGCCATTAAGGCCCCGGGCCCGGACCGTCGCACGTTCGGTTTCGACGTGATCGACGGCAACAGCCATATCCGCATTGTGGTGCCGGACGGCGAGGTCACCGAGACCGGAGACATTACCTACAAGGGCGACGAGGCGGTTTCTTACGAGCTGACCATTACCGCCTATCCGGGTGCTGACGGAACGGTCGCAATCAAGTACAGCGATGACCCCGCGTGGGGCACAACTCCCGCCGCGTAAACCCGCGTAAAAACGTACCGTCTATATCAGTAAGAGGCACAGCACATGGGTAATGCATTCGACCTTGACGTGTGGGTCAAGGAAGCCCGAAAGGAACCTTTCCGGTTCACCCTTGCCGGTCTGGTGTTCACGATGCCCGCAGCCGGCGAGCTGGATAAGGCCATTCTCAAGGCCGTGAACGTGGACAACCCGAGCGCCACGGATATTGAGACCCTGCTTAAGCACGGGCTCGGAGACCAGTGGAAGCAGTTTGACGACGTTCCGGCCCCGCTCGCTGCGCTCGGTGAGCTTTTCCGGCAGTGGCAGAAGCACGAGGGTACGCCGCTGGGGGAATCCTCGGCCTCTGCCGACTCCTGAATGAGTACGGCGAGGCCATAGAAGCGGATATGCAGCGGTATTACGGTACCGATCTGCGCGACCTGTTCCGGCCCGGATCGGGCCTTACGTGGCGCCGTTTGCGAGCCCTGGTGACGGGTCTTCCGGCCGACTCTGCATTGGGTCGGGCGATTGCCGGCCCGGATTCCGTGTGGACGCTGGAAACGCAGCTACTCGCAGCGGTGCATGACCGCTTGAGCGAGGGCAATTGGCAGCGCGGGAACGCGGGCTCGAAATCGCCGAGTAGGCGCCCGCAACCCATTCCCCGCCCGGGTGTCCGTACGGACCGGATCGGCGGGACACGCCGCGACGTCCGCGAGGTCGCTACCTACCTTGCGCGGTTGCAGCCGGGGAACGGGGGGTGATCCGGTATGGCTGTTGAAGTGGGAATGGGCTATGTGTCCATCGTCCCGGAGGTGGAAGGCTTTGCCGGTGAACTGCAAAGGCAGGTAACCGGCCCGGCACAAGCCGCCGGAAATGAAGGTGGGCAGGCAGCCGGCGAGGGCTTCACCGGGAAAATGGGTGGAGTCCTAAAAGGCGGGCTTGCTGCTATTGGTCTCGCTGCTGCGGCGGTCCTGACCAAGGGTTTCATGGATGCTCTCGACCAGGGAGCCATCAACGGCAAGATCCAAGCACAGCTAGGAACGACCCCCGATGAAGCGGCCCGATACGGAAAAGCCGCAGGACAGCTTTACGCCCACGGAGTCACGGATTCGGTAGAGGAAGCGGCCGATGCGATATCCGGTGTCATGCGCTCGGGTATTCTCCCGCCGGACGCCACCAACAAACAGATCGAGTCCATAGCCGGAAAGGTCACCGACCTTTCGAAAACGTTTGAACTCGACCTAGGCCAGACTAGCAATGCCGTTGGGCAAATGCTCAAAAATGGGCTTGCCAAGGACGGTACAGAAGCACTCGATATTTTGACCGCCGGCATGCAAAAGATGGGTCCGCGCGCCGATGACATGGCGGACACCATGAACGAGTATTCCACGAAGTTTCGGGATCTCGGATTGTCCGCGGCGGACGCTATGGGACTCATGTCTCAAGGTATGCAGGCAGGTGCCCGGGATACGGATACTGTCGCCGACGCTTTGAAGGAATTTCAGATCAGGGCGACGGACGGCAGCAAATCTAGCAAAGAGGCGTATGAGGCTATCGGCCTCAATGCTGAAGCGATGACCAAGAAGATTGCCGCGGGTGGTCCTGGTGCCCGTGAAGGGCTGCAACAGGTTCTTGACGGGCTCAAGTCCATGAAGGACCCTGCCGAGCGCAGCGCCGCAAGCGTCGGACTTTTTGGCACGAAAAGCGAGGACCTCGGCCGGGCCTTGTATGCGCTCGACCCGAAGACTGCTGTAAAGGCCCTTGGGGACACCGCCGGGGCAGCCGAAAAAATGGGCGACGCGCTGCACAACCATGCGGGTGCCAGGATTGAGCAGTTCAAGCGCGGGCTTGAAGTTGGGGTGACCAACTTCATGGGTGGCAGGGTGATACCCGCGCTTATGTCGTTTGGTAGCTTCATTGGCACGACATTCGGACCCGCGCTGAGTGTCGGTAAAGACCTGGTGACCGGTTTTTACGGATCTTTCGCCAGTTCGACAGGCGGGTCCGCCATCGATGTGTTCGGGCAGTCGCTTGCCGTCGTTGGGGGGACGCTGAAAGCCGCGTTCCTACCTGGTTTGCAGTCGCTCGCGTCACTGGTACAGACGACCGTTCTTCCAGCCTTTCAGGGGCTCGGCAGTGTGCTCATGAACCAGTTCGTTCCGGCACTCATGACGCTCTATACCGCCGTGGTCAGTGCCGTGGCGCCCATTTTGGCGTCTCTCGGCCGCATTCTCCTTGAGGTCATTTGGCCAGCCATGATGCGGGTGTATGCGGCGGTAGCCGAGAACATGCAGCCCATCTTGTCGGCCCTTGCCCAGTTCATCGGTTCGCGGGTGGCTCCGGTAGTGCAGTCGCTCGGGAGCCGACTATCCGACGTGGTGACCAAAGCGCGTCCCCTGATTGAGGTGGTGGCGTCTTTGGTGGCGTGGCTCGCCCGGCTTGCCGCGGACGTGCTCGGAGTGGTCGTGCCCGTACTCATCCGGTTGGCGGGTCCGGTGTTCTCTGCGCTATTCGGGGCTCTCGGCACCGTGATTGGGTGGATCGGTACCCTGATTGGGTGGCTGAGTAAGGGCGCGACGAGCGTACGCGGGATGGCGAATGCGGTCACAGGCTTCACGGGATCGGCGCGCGTCAAGTTCGGTGAGTTCATTGACTGGATGCGCGGTCTACCGGGGCGGGTGACATCGGCTGTTGGAAACTTCCGATCCCTTCTCAGAGGGAAGGGCGCAGACCTTGCGCGGGGCATCCTAGATGGAATCCGGTCAATGGGTGGCTGGCTCGCCAGCGAACTCAAATCTTGGGCGAAGTCGGCCATTCCCGGGCCTATTGCGGATGCGCTCGGTATCAACTCGCCATCGACGGTCATGCGCGATGAGGTAGGCCGATGGCTGCCCCCGGGCGTGGTGGATGGAATCGACGCTGAGCAGTCCACGTTGGATGCACGTATTCAGTCGATGGTGACCATGCCGTCTTTCGACCCTGCACGACTGGCCGGGCCCGTGCGATCACCGACGATATCCGCTGCCCGGGACGCGACGGTTGCTGCGCTGCTGCGGGCCTTGGATGCCGAGCGGGCGCGGGAAATCGTCCTCCGTATCGGTGAGACGGACATAGCCCGCGCCGTTGCGTCCGGGCAGCGTCAACTGGCAAGGAGGTAAGGGTAGTTGGGTATGTGGATTGGGCGCCCTGGATCACTGCGTGAGATCACGGACGGCGCGTCATCGTTCGACCGAAGTCCTGACCTCAACGTGAGTGAGTTCCGCTCTCTAGCGGGGGGTGTCACCACGTGGGCGCCGCTCGTTGCCCCTCGCCGGCTCAAGCTCGCATGGGATGCGATGCAGCGAGACGACGTGCGGCACCTCGATCGCCTCGCGCGTCGGCTGGACCAGCTCGGGCCCGTTGCTGTGCTGGACCCGCTCGCGGGGAATCTGCTAGGCGGTGGGCAGGCTGCCGGGCTCGGTAACCCCGCGCGGTGGGCGGTCACCTCGGCATCCGGATCAAGCGACCTCATTTTGTACGGCGGTGACTACGGCGAGCACGTCCCCAACACCGTGTCAGTGGAAGCAATCCCCCCGTCGAACGGGCCGGACCTGTTCTTTCAACATCCGACGTGGACGGGCTACCCGGTGGCCCCGGGCACTGCGGTGACCTGGTGGGTGCCAGGACTGCTCGCCGCGGGCGCGGCACTTTCACAGCTTCGTATCGAGTGGTACGACGTGGCGAACTCACTGCTGTCCGCGGCGGCGACGAATACCCCGCTGGTGCCAATGGTGCACACCGTGCCAGCCGGGGCCGCGTATGCCCGCCCCGCCGTGCGGTTCTCCGCGAAAGGCATGTGGGTCATGGGGGAATCCGTGCTCGCCCTCGGCGACGTGTCCGCCGCACTGCTGGCCGGTGACCGCCCGACCGGCGAGGGCTGTCCCAGCTACAGCATCACGCGGTACAGCCATGCGGCCATGGCCGGGGACGGCGCGTTCCGGGACATCGGCCTGGAACTGGTGGAGGTGAGCGGACCATGAACGCAGGCGACCCAGCCCTGTCTTCTGCTTCGGCAGCCGGCGAGCGGTACGCCACTCACACCACCAGACTCGGCGGCCGGGATGTGTCAACTCAGGTAGAGAGCTGGTCACTTGAGCGCGCCTACGCCACCGACCTACCGGACGCCATGCGGGCTTTCAACGGGTCCACCAGTGCCCAACTGGACGTGACCGTGACCGGGACCGGGGGCCGCTCGGCGCCTGCCCTATACGGGCCGTGGGCCCCGCGCTCGTCCGGTGATGTGGCCCGTCCGGGGCAATCGGTCGTGGCGGGGTGGGGCATCAACGGCGGGGTCGTTGACGCGTTCCGCGGCACGGTGCGCAACCGCTCTGCCCAGTCCGGTACCGACCTGGTGCGGGTCTCCGCGCTGGACGGTGCCGAGCGGGTCCGGCAGCCCGCCGCGCTTCCGCGCCCGGACGGTGCGCTGTCCGATCGCAACGGCAAGTGGACCGGGGCAGCGTCGCCGGTATGGGTGGTGGACCACCTGCTACGAGGCGCGGGAATTCACACCGCCCCGCCCCCGCGAGCGGGCAGCATCCTTTATGCCTCGCTGCATGGCGGTGCTGCCGCGAACGTCGGATATCTGGAAGGGATGAACGGGGATAGCGGCTTTTGGCAGAAAACGGATGCCCCGTTTGAGAGCGCGTTGGAGGGCGGTTTCAGCTCTCCGACAACCATCACATACATTCCGGCGCTGCTGCCGGTCAACCGGCGCTCGGATGGACTTTGGTTCGAGTTCTGGGCCAACACGGACGCCAACCTGTTCAGTGAACAGACCGTTAGAATCCAAACCGAATGGCTCGCGGGTGCCACCCCGCATTACGTCGCCATGGACGTCAACTTCACCACGGCCAAGCTCACCGCGTGGTCCGGGACCAACATCGACCCGACGAAGAACCAGGCGTTGCAATGGACGTGGGACAAACTCACGACCCGCGGCACATTCCATATCGGCTGGTGGTTCACCTGGTCCACCACGGGAGTTCCCACGCTCGCCCCGGTCATCACGCAGGCAGGTTCCGTGATGAGCCCGGACTTTTTGTCAAACGGCACATTCGGCACGGTTCCCGCGGCAGCCGGCGCGCTCTACTCCGTGAGCTTCGCGGTGCAAAACATGCGCACCGAGTGTTACCAGGTGTCGCAGATGACCGCGAAGCCGTCGAACCTCGCCGCGGCGACGCAAGACGGGACATGGAAGCGCACGGCGGCATTGGACATGCCCGTACTTCCGATGCGGGCTATCCCTGCGGTGAGCGGGTCCGCATGGGATGTGATCACCGAGATAGCCCGCGCGACCCTCGCAACAGCCGAGTTCGACTCGGACGGGTTCTTTCGCTGGCGCAATCACACCAGGTGGGCCACTGTCCCGACAGTTCCCGATGTGGTGGTGACTTCCGCACGCGAACTCGGTTCGCTCACGATGACCGAGGAAATCGACGCGTGCCGGAACCACTGCACTGTCAAATGGTCGAACTGGTCACGCGTAGAAGCAGACGGCATTACCGAGGTCCAGGAGTACCCGTCACCGGTCGCCATTGCCGCCGGGGCGACCCTTACGCGGACACTGCTGGTCGATGTGGACATGTACGACCCGCGCGCCCCCAAAACGGCGTACTCGGCGGACACCGGTTCCCCGAACCGGCTGGTCATCCGGGCTGGGTCCGCTGCATCGTCCGCCACGGTGGCCGGGGCCGTGGAGATCAGCGTTCGCCGTAACGGTGGGGCAGTCACGATCACCATGCGGAATCGGTCGGCGAGCACGGTCTATTACCACGGTGTTTCGCTTATCGCCCTGGTGCACGCTGCCCGGCATGACCCGGTTCCCTCGCTGTGGTCGGCGCGGGACACGGTAAGCCAGTCCTATTACGGCGTGCAGGTTTACGAGCACGACGCGAAAGTATGGGTGCAGGACACCACGTCGGCAAGCACACTCGCGGTAGCGCTTCGGGAAGCCGGGGTGTATCCGCCCCCGCTGTTGCAGTCCGTGGAAATCCTGCCCGATCCCCGAATTCGCCTCGGCGACGTGGTGCGGGTGGTGGACAGCACAGGGGCTCAACTGGACACACTGGCTTGGGTCATTGGCAACAAGGCCCAAGGGAGCGGCGGGAAGATCACGCAAACGCTCACCCTCCGAGGCACGAAAGCCAACGGCGTACCAAAGGATTCGGGACTGACACCCGATCCGCCCACGCGTCCGAACGCGCCCCTACCGACCTAAGCCTAGGGGGGACATGGAAGACGAGCGGGGCGACCCGTTGGGCGTCCGTATCGGCGCCCGTGAAATCTATGACGAGGTTGTTGGGCTCCGCGGTGACGTTCAGCGGCTCGGACAACAGGGGGAAAACGTGGACGAGACGCTAGAGGATCACGAGTCGCGTATTCGCGGGCTTGAGAGCGAGCGGGGCAAGTTCGTCTTGCCCGTCGCGCTGATTACCGCGGTGGCGACCGTCGTTGCGGCGGGACTGACCGTCGCACGCCTCGCCGGCTAGAGATCCGACCAGAACCACCAGCCCCGTTCCGGGCTTACCGGACGGGGCTTTTTCATGCCTGAAACCAGGGGGATTCAATGTCAGGTGTTGACGCCATGCTGTCCGCTGCTGCTGCGGACGTTGGCTATAAGGAGGGCCCGAGCAACAAGACCAAGCACGGTGCTTGGTACGGGCTGGACTACAACCCGTGGTGCGACATGGCGGTGAGCTACTGGGCGCACAAGAGCGGTAACGCTGCGGTCGTCGGGCGGTTCGCCTACTGCCCGAGCCACGTGAATTGGTTCCGTGCGCGGGGCCAGTGGGTGAGTAAGAATGCGCCCGCAAAGCGCGGGGACATTGTGTTCTATTCGTGGGACGGCGGACCGGTCGCCGATCACGTCGGCATCGTCACCGAGGACGCCCCGGCGGGCGGGACGCTGCGCACCATCGAGGGCAACACGTCCGCGGGCAACGCGGGCAGTCAGGGCAACGGCGACGGCTGCTATCGGCGCACCAGGTCCCGGGCGTCCGTCCTCGGGTTCGGCCGCCCCGCCTACCCGGGCAGCTGGAACGGGGGCAGCTCGTCCCCCTCGCGGGCCCGGGTGACCATCGGCGGTCTGTCGTACGGCTACGGGGCCAAGGGTGCCCACGTGACCCGGGTGGGTCAGGCCCTGGTAAAGCGCGGGTTCGGCAAGCACTACGCCGAGGGCCCGGGGCCCCTGTGGTCCGACGCGGACACGCTCAACTATCGGGACTTTCAGCGGTCGTTGGGCTACCGCGGAGCCGACGCGGACGGGGTGCCCGGACCGACCAGTCTTACGCGGCTGCTCGGCTCGACCGGCAAGCCCGCCGCCCTCGCGCCCTTCCCCGGGGCCGCGTGGTTCAAGAAGAACCCGCGGAGCCCGCTCGTGACCGCCATGGGTCGCCGCCTAGTCGCCGAGGGGTGCGGCCGGTACGTGTCCGGCCCGGGGCCGCAGTGGACCGACGCGGACCGCAAGAGCTACGCCGCGTGGCAGCGAAAGCGCGGGTTCTCCGGGGCCGACGCGGACGGCTGGCCCGGCAAGACCACGTGGGACGCGCTCAAGGTCCCGGCGGTCTGACCACGGCCCGTAACAGCGGTCCCCCTCGGCGGGGACCAGCTCGGGAACGCAAACGCGGACCCGTTCACACTCAGCAACTTTCAGGGGCAACACCCATGCAGTTCATCAAGACCCATCCGGCCCGTATCTACGCCGTTGCGGTCGCCGCTCTGGCCCTGGTCGCCCACTACGTCCCCGAGCTGCCGAGCGCGCTCGTCCTCGGCCTGGTCGCCGCGGTGCTCGGTACCGGTGAGGCGGTGCAGCGCGCCGAGGACCGTAAGACCGCCGAGACCGCATCGGCCGGCGAGGGCGGCCCGCTCGACGAGCGCCAGGGCGACGACCAGGCCGACGCCGACGAGCTGTCCGCGTGAGCTATCGGCACGTCGCACTCATGGGCCGGGCGGGGGCAGGGAAGGACACCGCCGCCGCTCGGCTCGTGAGCCGGTACCAGTTCGTTCGGGTGGCGTTCGCGGACCCGCTCAAGGACTCCGCCCTAGGGCTGGACCCGATCGTTGGGGCCGAGAGCACGTCTTACGGCTCGCTCCCGATCCGGCTGTCTGACGTGGTGCGCCGGTACGGGTGGGACCGCGCGAAGAACAGCTATCCCGAGGTACGGCGCACCTTGCAGAACCTCGGCGAGACCGTCCGCACGGACGACCCGGATTTCTGGCTCCGTATGGCGCTGGACAAGGTGCGCACCGCCGACCGGAGGTCCCTGTCCGTCGTCGTCTCGGACGTGCGCTACGCCAACGAGGCGGACGCGCTGCGGTGCGCGGGGGCCCTCATGGTCCGCATCGAGCGGCCCGAGGCGACTGCCGGGGGCGAGGCCGCGCGGCACGTCTCCGAGCTGGACCTAGACGCGTACCCGGCGGACGTGACGATCCCGAACACAGGCACGGTCGCCGACCTTGACGCCCTGGTGGACGCGCTCGCGGTCCGCCGCTGACCAGCGGGTGACGGGGTGGTGAAAGTGCCCCCTGTCTTTCTTTCTCTCGGTTTTTTCTTGTTCACCAAAAAAGTAAGGCTATTTCGTCACCTCATCACCCCTCGCCCCGCTGGTCGCACCCAAGCACAGCAATACGAGAGGGAACCAATGCCCGGAGCTATCCGGACGATTCAGCGCGGGGGCTCACGGTGGTACGTGGACCCGGTAACCGCGATCAAATACCCGGGCGTGACAAGCGTGGTCGCCATGCTGCCCAAGCCTTTCCTTGTCTGGTGGGCTGCCCGGATGACCGCCGAAACCGCGGTTGCCAACCTTCCAGCTGTGGCGTCGATTGCCGAGCGGGACGCGACCGGGGCAATTGATTACCTGCGTAATGCTCACAGCCGCTATACCCGTCTGCGGGCGAAGGTCGGCAGTGATGCCCACGACCTCTTTGAGCGCATGATCCGAGGAGAGATGGTCGGGCGGGTTCATCCCGACCTAGAGCCGTACCGCGGAGGATTCGCCGAATTCCTTGACGTGGTGCGCCCCGAGTTGGTCCGCGCGGAAGACATTGCGTGGTCCGACTCGCACGAGTACGCGGGCAGCTTTGACGCGATCCTGCGGGTTCGGCTCGGCGAGGACGGAAAGCCCGACCACGTGTCCGGCGAGTGGCACACGCTGATTGTCGATTGGAAGACGAGCAAGAGCACGTATCCCGATGTGGCGTTGCAGATGAGCGCTTACGCGCACGCCGACAAGATCGTTGCCCCTGACGGGACTTCCGAGCCGATGCCGGCATTCGACGGGGCCGCCGTTCTCCACATTACCCCGGAAGGTTGGGCGTTCAAGCACGTTCGCATCGACCGCGAGGTTTTCGACACCTTCCTGACGCTGCGGCGCGTTTTCACGTGGGACCGAGAAACGTCTAAGTCCGTGATCGGCCGAGCAATCGCCGAGAGCGCCCGCCGACTCATCACCGGTACGCAGCGGCGCGCATAGGCAACAGCACTAGCGGGCGGAGTCGCATTCCAGCGGCCCGCCCTTTTTCATGCCCAAAACCAGGGGGATTCACAGCATGGCGCTGCGTATTTTCGAGACTGACCCGGACGCGATGCCGAAGGGCACGTTTTCTGATGACACCGTTGGCCGCTTCCACTCGGGCCGGTCCGTCAACGGCATCCCGGAAGCACTTCCGGAATGGAAGGTGACGACCGGTGACCCGGAGGTTGCCGCGGCTATTGCTCAGCTCATGGGCGGGCAGCCGGAAGAGACCGAATCGCCAAACGAAAACTTCATCGAGATCATGACCGCCGCGAAGCGCGTAAAGGTCGTCCTGTCTGGCTCGGGCGCGATTACGTCGGACATGAAGCTGTGGAACGGCAACGTTCTCATTCACCACTGTGACGGGGTGGAATTCCTTTCCCCGGAGTCGGATAAGGGAATTGAGTGTGGCTGCCCCCGGCTGATGGAGGACCGGAAGGCTAACGCCAAGTCCAAGCGTGGCCCGTCACCCTCGATTCAGGTCATGTTCCGGCTCGCCGAGGATTACGACCTTGGCCTTTTCCGTTTCCAGACTTCCTCTTGGAAGCTCGCCGAGATGTTGCACGAGATCAGTAACGCCCTGGACAAGGTGGGCGGCGAAGCTCTCGCAGATCTGTTCATTGAGCTGGTGGAGTATACGACCAAGAAGGGCCGGGATGTGTCCTACTTCAAGCCGGTTATCAAGGTTGTGAAGTCTTGGAACGATGCCGTGGCAGGCGCGTAATGGGAAAGCGCGGCGTGGTCACGGATTACAGCGGAGACGAAATCTATCGCGGGGACCTGGTGGCCTACGCGGCGCGGCAGGGAAACCGTGTACGAATGGCGGACGCCATCGTTGACAAGGTGACTGCGCGACTCGTTGACGGCCGTTTGCGCGCCATGCTGCGCGTCATGCCGACTGGTATGGAGTCCGGATTCACCAAGCGTCGTTCGCTCCGGAAGGAATGGATTTCCGCTGAACACGTCCGGCTGATCGTGCCGGATGTGGCCGGCGAACGCAGCTAACACGAGCGACCAGGCAAATGGGCCGGGCGACCGAAACGGGTTGTCCGGCCCTTTGCTGTGTGGGGGACGCATGACTCTAAAAATAACCGCCGAGTACGCACCACCACTCGGGGATGTGCGCGAACTTTCCGAGGGTGACGAACTGACTTTGTGCGACGGGTGGCGACAGCGCCCGGATTGGGTGCGCTATCTCTCTGCGGCAGCTCATGCCATGGGCCGTGGATGCACTGTCCGGCAGGGGGCCGACCTTGGCTAACCCGAACAAGGTCAGGGGTACCGCGTGGGAATCCGCGGTGCGCAACTTCCTTAACGCCTATTTGGACCTGGTGGACGACGAGGGGCTATTCCTGGACCCCTTCGACGGGCTGAACGTCCGCCGACCCGCACAAGAGGGCTCGCGGGATATCGGAGACGTCCACGCCGTGCCGTTCATCCTCGAATGCAAGGACGTGATGAACCCGGCTGTCCCGACGTGGCTACGACAAGCCACCGCGGAAGCCGTCAACGCGGGATTCCCGTACGGGGTCGTCGTGCACAAGCGGCGCGGGCTCGGCGTCCGTGCGGGACGTGTGCATTTTGACGTACGGACGTGGACCCGGACACGTACAGCCCTCGGCTTGTCCAGCCGACACATGGTCGAGCGGTACGGGTTCACGACCACCGTGCGCGGTCTCGACGCGGACCGCTGGTACCTGACGACGAACGTCGAACGGTTCGCCGCGCTGCTGTCCGACGTGCGGGCAGGGGTGAGCCGTCGTGCTGCTCTCTGATCTGCTCGCCCGGTTCGACCAGGTGGCGGACGAGCCGGACGGCGGGTACTCAGCACTGTGTCCAGGCCACGCAGACAGCCGGCCAAGTCTGCGCCTGTGGCGGGGCGAAGACCTGAAATTGCGGCTCACGTGCCGGGCGGGGTGCGAGACAGCCGACGTGATCCGCGCGGCTCGGCTGTCCTGGTCCGATCTATTCGACGTGTCCGGCCCCGGCAACACGGTCTCCGCCGAGCGTCCCGAGCTGGTGCCCGCGCGACTGGTCGCAGGTCTCGCCGCGTACATCGACCGCACGTCGGCAGCGCTCGGTAACTACGCGTCCGAGTGTGCCGGAAAGGCTCGGGCCTACCTCACCGACCGGTTCGGCCTCGATGTGGAGACCGCCGCGGAACTCGGTATCGGCGTGGACCCCGGCGACCAGGCCGAAGACTTCCCTTATCTCTCCCGGCAGTACCGCGCGCATCTCCGTGTGACGGTCCCGCTGTACGGATGGGACGGAGCCGCGCGAGGACTTCAGGGCCGGGACCTATCGGGCGACTGTCCGGCACGGTGGCTGTCCCTGGTCAACCCCCGCAAGCACCGGTGGAGCCCGTACGGCGTCTTTCGCGGGGCGGGCGGGTACGGCACGGTTCTGGTCTGCGAGGGACCAGGGGACGCGCTCACGGCCGTTGCGTGCGGCTATGACGCCGTGGCGATTCGCGGGGCTTCCCTCGCAGGTTCGCCCGAACTGGTTGCCGAGCTGGCCGAGGGTCTGCGAAGTTCGCTCGTCATCCTCGCCGGAGACAACGACGTAGCCGGGGCCGGGTTCTCCGCCCGCCTCGCCGCGGGTCTCGCCGAGCACGGCGTTACCGCGTTCGCGCTCGAACTGCCCCGCGTCGGGTGGGACTTGACCGATTGGCGCGAGGACGACCCCGAGCGGTTCGCGGCCGAGCTTCACCGCGCGGTCAAGGCTGCCCGACCCGCACTCGCACCTGCCGAAGCTCAAGAAGCAGCGCGGGCAACAGAGTTGGCGACCCGTACGGGTGCCGATTCGGTGTCCCGGGACCAGGGCAGCGAGGCCGCGCGCATCCTGTCGGACCTGGTGGGCCAGTACGGCGAGAGCGACGCAATGAACGCTCACGCGCTGGTCGCGTTCACCAACGGCACGATCCGGCACGCTTCGGGACTTGGGTTCTACACATGGAACGGCCGAATATGGGTCCGAAGTGACATGCGGGTCCGGCAGGAAATCCACCGCATGGGGGCCGCTCTCGTCCTTGCAGGCCAAAATCAGTTGGCGCGCGGGTTCACCATGACCAGCCGGATTGACGCACTGCTTACCGAGCTTTGCTCCGTGCCGAGCGTGTCCATTAAGGCCACGAATTTTGACGACCGCCCCGACCTGCTGAACTTCAAGAACGGGACCGTGGATCTCCGCACGGGTCTTATACGCCCGCACGACCAGGCCGACCTACTGACGTACGGGCTCGATATCAACTACGATCCCAACGCGACGTGCCCCCGATGGGAAGCATTCCTGGGCGAGATCTTCCCCGGCATGCCGGACATGCCCGCGTACATGCAACGGCTGGTCGGATACGGCATTACCGGACACACCACCGAACAGTCATTTGGTGTGCTATGGGGCAAGGGCGCCAACGGCAAGAGCGTGCTCGTGGAAACCCTTACATCGGTGTTCCGGGCGATTGCCCGAACGACCCCATTTAACACGTTCGAGGAACGCAAGAGCAGCGGCATCCCCAACGATATTGCGGCACTCCGCGGGGCACGACTCGTCATGGCATCCGAAGGCGAGTCCGGAAAGCCTATGTCTGAATCAATCCTTAAGCGAGTAACCGGTAAGGACATGATCTCAGCAAGATTCCTCCGACAGGAATTCTTCGAGTTCCGACCGTCGTTCCTGCTGCTGTTGGCGACCAACCATAAGCCGAAATTCAAGTCGCAGGACGAGGGCCTTTGGCGACGCGTCAAATTGATCCCGTTCAAGCGCTGGTTTTCCCCTGCGGAGCGAGACCCCGCGCTAGATAGAAAACTGCTCGCTGAGGCCGAGGGAATCGCCGCGTGGGCGGTGCGCGGGTCGGTGACCTGGTATCGCGAGGGACTGAGAGACCCGCAGGTCATCGTAGGTGCGTCACAGGAGTACCGCGAGACCTCGGACCCGCTCGCGGGTTTCCTGCCAGGCGTTCTCGCATGGGCCGACGACTTGGTGACCATGAGTGGAAACGATTGCTTCAACACGTATTTGCAATGGTGCGAGGAAGAGAACTTGCCCGGTAGGGAACGGTGGACGCGGCAGGCTTTTTATTCGGCCATGGAGGAACGCGGCGCCACTAAAAAGCGCACCAACAAGGGTATTTCCCTCGGTGGTTTGCGCCTTGCCGACGAGAGCCCCGAACAGACCGGCCCGGGAATCTTCGGCACGTAGCCCAAACACACGCGGGGCCGTTCACCTGGAACAGGGTGGGCGGCCCCCTTTTTTTGGCTTTCGGGGGAAAGTGTGATCGAACTACGGCATGACGTAGCCGGCGACCTGGTGACCGTCCATGTGCCCGAAACAACGGAAGACCTAGCCGAGTTCTGGAAATGGCTCTACCGTGCACGGGAGCGGGGCCCTGTCGCCATCGACACCGAGACCACAGGGTTGGACGTATTCAGCCCCGTGTTTCGGCTCCGCACAGTTCAGTTCGGCGACGCGTCCGACGCGTGGGTGATCCTGTACGAGCGGGGCGGATATCACGCCTCTTACGCCCGTGACGCGCTAATCCGGCTCCGGGGAATCCTGATTCACAACGCGTCGTTTGACTGGCTCGTCCTCGGACAGAGCGCGGGCATTTCGCTGGAAGACCTCGCGCCGTGGACGACAGACACCCGCATACTTGCGGCGCTCTGCGATCCGAGGCAGCCCCAAGAGGGTGGAACAGGAACCGCGCTCAAGCCCCTATCGGCGAAATGGGTGGACCCCGCGGCCCCGGATACTCAGGGCGGGCTTACCAAGGTTTTCAACTCACTCGGATTCACCAAAGAGACCGGATGGGCCGGAATCCCGCTGACCAATCCCACATTTTTGCTCTATGCCGGCCTCGACGTGGTCCTGACGGCTCGGCTCGCCCCGATGCTGCGGCGGGAACTCGCGCGCCTGGACGTGCGCCCCGAGCTGGTCACGTACGAGCACGAGATAGCGAGGCTCTGCGCGGTCATGCAGCGCACGGGGCTGCTGGTGGACCAGGACTACGCGGCCCCGCTCGCCCGCCGGCTCGCCGAGGAAGCCGAAAAGCACGGGGCCATTGCTGCCCGCTACGGGGTCACCTCGGTTGGCAGCCCCGCACAGGTAGCGGAAGCCCTCGCGGCCATGGGCGAGCCCCTGACCGACCGGACCAACGCGGGCGCGCTCAAGGTGGACAAGCACGTCCTGTTGCCCCTCGCGGACCTTGACCGAGACTGGCAGCGCATCGGGGCCCGCACGCCAAACCCGTTGGCCTACGCGGTACTTCGGGCCAAAAGGGCGGCGAAGTGGGGCGGGACGTACGCCGAACGGTTCATGACCAAGCTGTCCGCCGCGGGACGGCTGCACGCCACGATTTCGCCGCTCGCCGCGAGGACAGGCCGTATGTCCGTCACGGACGGGCTGCACCAGCTCCCGTCATCCGATCACGTGATCCGCCGCGCGATCCTCGCCGAGCCCGGACACGTCATGGTGTCCACGGATTTTCAAGCCGTGGAAATGCGGGTTCTGGCCGCCCTCGCCAAGGTGCGCCGTATGACCGAAGGTTTCGTCAACGGTGGCGACGAGTTCGACATTCACGCCTATACGGCGAAGCTCATCAAAGGCGGCAAGGCCACCCCGCGAGACAGAAAGGTATTCAAAGGCGCGGGATTCGGAAAGGTTTATGGGGGTGGTATTCAAACCATCGCGAGGCAGACCGGGGCTACCGAAGCGGAGATTGCGCAAGCGGTAGCCGCGTACGACCGAGCTTTCCCGGAGATCAAACGCGCGTCCTCGCGGTGGCAGCGGCAGGCTTACCAGAACGGCATGGTTTTCATCTCGGCGACCGGCCGCCGGCTCCCGCTGGATCGCGACCGAAGTTACGCCGTGGTCAACTACGCATGCCAATCAGCGGCACGGGATGTTCTTGGGCAAGCCATGCTGAATATCGAAGCAGCCGGATTGCTCGAATACTGTCGCCTCCCGATTCACGATGAGCTTTTGGCGTCGGTGCCGAAACGGGAAGCCGCGGATATCGCCCGAGAAATTGAGCGATGCATGACGATGGATCTCTATGGTGTGCCCATTGTGGCCCATGCCGAGATAGGCGGACGCTCATGGGGCTCGCTGTATGGGGCCGACTACTAGTCACAGTCCGTCCCGCCGACTGCTCTAACCGTTACGCACAGCATTCGCGGAAGGGCCTTTTACTTAGACCCACAAGAGGCCACGCGAGTTGCACGGCCGCGGGTTACGGCTGCGTCCCGCTCGGTGATCATTCTCCTCCCACAGGATGACGCCGCCGCATCTGATCGCGCTGCGCATACTGCGTCTGCTGTATGCCCGAGTCAACAGCGTGACGCTGCGCGACGCTTTATGTCAACACAGTGCGCAACCATGCCCGACCTGTTGGTCTATCACCCTAAATAATCAGTAATACACGCATTGCCGTTCGCTGTTGGCCTTTCTAAATTCGACGCCACGCAGCGATAAAGGCAATGCGCAAGCCCCGTCCTGCTAACCCGGGACGGGGCATTTCTATGCCCTTTTCTAATGCGCATTGACCAGGGCGACGGGCCCTTTGTGGACCCCGTGCGCTCCGTTCCGGGCAACCTCCGCTCCCCACAAGGAGCAGAGCCCCAACCAGCGGAGCGATGCCCCCATGACGTACCTGTCCACCAAAATTATTTCCGCCGCCAAGCAAAATGACATCGACGCGGTGAGCGCCGTAATAGCAGAAACGGAAAAGCTCGTCAGTCAGCGGGCCCACGGCTACGCGACGGGAGCCGGCCGAACAGATCACCACTTGGCCGAAGATCTCGCGCAAGCAGGGCGCATAACCGTCTGGAAGTGCCTTTCAACGTTCAAGGGCGAGACAGGCGCAAAGTTCATGGCCTACATAGAACGCGAACTGCACACCACAATGCGGGACCTCCGACAGCAGACCCTTAACCCCGGGGTCAGCGAACAGACCGCGAAGGATTTCGAACTTGCCCTGGCCCTCGCACTCGGCGACCCGTACGACGCGGTACGCGTCGCGACAACCGAGGAAATGGGACCGCGCAAGATGAGCCCCGGGCGGGCACATGCGGCGCTGCTCTCCTGGCTCGGCGTGGACTCTCTCGACCGCCCCCACGGTGTGGACGAGCACGGCGACGACATGACCATGGGGGACGTGGTGGCAGCAGTGGCGAGCGTCCCCGCCGATCTGCTCGACACGCGCGACTACGAGACCACCAGGTGCACGGTGATTCGAGACCAAGTCCACTGCGCGCTAGGTGCGTTGGGGGAACGGCAGCGTCACGTACTCAAGGCAAGCCACGGCATATCACCGGTTGCCGACTACAGCGAACGCCCGGATGTGGAACTTGCCGAGGACATGGGCGTCACCGTCAAGGCAGTGAAGGAAGCGCGCGCCAAGGGGCAGAAACGATTCTCCGAGCTGTACCGGGCGGGCGCACGCACATGGTGACCCTGACGACCAGCGACGGCGGAACCGTCGAAATCACGCAGTGCGGGGCCCTGGTGGACATCCACGTCCGGGGCGCCGAAGGGCGGACCGTCGCCACCGTGACCCGCCGGGCAGGCGAAGCTGCCGCGTTGCTGAACGGGTGGCGGACGCCTCGCGATCCCCAGACGGACGGCCGGTAGCAATCCGGGCAATCGACGCATGTGAGTCCGATCACGTGTTCAGGCCACTGGCCGGAAACGTGTGGTACACGTAGTTCCACAGTTCACAACTGCCTGAAAGATCAAAAAATATGCGCATGCCATATTCGAACCCACGTACTATTGTAGTCGAATGATCACACACCGCGTTCTGCATGTGCGGACCACCGTGATCGTGCCAGGGAGCACGATCGGCGACGGTTGGTCCCCTTGCCCCGAACTGCCCGAGACGTTCGGAGACGACCGCGTGCCCTGTGGCGTGCTCGGCCTACTCGTCGGCTCACATGCCGGCATCGCGTCCCGACTCCTGCGCGGACACCACGGGTTCCGGCTGCTCGCCCGCGATGGCCGCGGCAGCATCCGCGCGTTCGTCGAGTGGATTCGGGACGCGGACACGGGCCTATGGGAGCCGGTATCTGACCCGTGGACCGCCTGCACCCATGAGCAACCTGAGACGTGCGTGGGGTCTGACGCGCACTTACGTGCCCACTACCGCATAGCGGCATAAGCACACCAGTAACCCGCACGCAAGGAAGCGCACCATGCAAGACCCACGCCCCAAGTCACCGCGCATAGACCTGTACGTCGTAGTCGCCAGCACCATGGATGCCGCACCGATCTGGATATCACCGCGGGCAATCGGACTGGACATTCCCGACCCCGCCACCTGGACGGACGCCTACACCTGCGCAGAACTGCGACAAGCCATGCTGGCGCTCGGGGCTACCTTCATGCGACTGACAACACCGCAGGAAGCCCCGCGTTTCCGGGTCATCGCTCGCGGCCCCGGCGACCTCGTAGAGCACATGTACGGCATGGGCTGCTGGCAAACCAAGGGCAGTATCTGGGTGTCCAGCGGCGTTCCGTGGACCCGCTGCGACCGGCTCCGCGAGCCCCGCCACATCTGCCCGAACAACGTGCTCCCGCACGTGCTGTAGGCAACAAACAGCCCCGTCACTCTCTAACGAGTGGCGGGGCTCTTTGCGTGTTGGCGGGTCAGGCGCCGAACTCGCCCGCCTTGATGCCGGCGACGAACGCCGACCAGGCCGCCGCGTCGAACGCGAGGGCGGGGCCGTGCGGGTCCTTGCTGTCACGGACGGGGACGGCGCTCGGCACACCAACGCCCATTTCGATGCAGTCGCCGTTGCTCGCACCGCTGTAGCTGCTCTTGCGCCACGTCGTCACCCGCAGACGCGCATCGTCACTGGTCATCGCTGAAACTCCTCCGCCGTCATCTCCAACAGACTCATCGACTCGTCCGCCGACAGGGCATCTCCCAAGGCCAAAGCATATGCAGCCCGGCAGTCATCGACCACCCCCGGCTCGTCTAGCAACCGTCCCGTCCGCAGACCTTCGACGTACGCAACCCCGGGGTCATCTGAGAAGTCCAAGAGGACGAGCATGCTTTCCAACAACGCGTGCGCGCCCCGGTCGAAGGGGAGCACGTGAACTCGCACACGACCTCGGCGACCGAGATCGGCGATGTGTTGAAGCTGCTCCGCCATGACGGCCCTACTCCCCACTTGTCGGCGGATCACGGCTTCATCCAGCATGGCCCACACGATCGGCCCATCTGGCTCTCTGATCAGGCTGGCGCGCTGTATCCGGTCGTCCACAAGCTTTTCGATTGCACGGGGGTCGGGATTGGCGCTTCCTGCCCGATAGACGGCGCGGGCGTACTCCGTCGTTTGGAGAAGCCCCGGGACTAGCGTGATCCCGTGCAACCTGATAAGGGTGGCTTCCCCTTCCAGCTCAGCTGCCGCGTTGAAGTGGTCCGCGAAGCGCGACTCGACCAGGTCGCGACGCATCCGATAGAAGAGCCCGTCAGTCCCCAGCACCTCATCAAGTCGCCGCGCATCTTCCGCTCGGGGTCGTCGTCGCCCTGCCTCCCAATGGGCGATCATCTGGGCCGAGATAAAGATGCGCTCAGCCAGGCTTTCCTGCGTGAACCCCTTCGCCTCGCGACGTCGTGCCAGCTCCTTACCGTAGAACTCCTGTGGAGACAGCCCCGCATCTGCTGCCGCCGCCGTCGTGGCTGAGCTCACATCAACACCCTCTCCCTACACCGCTACTTGGAGAGCCGGACCCCCCTGTATGAGCCAAAGATACCGGCAACGCTGTAGGGGAACGATCACACTTGGTGATCACAGGCGCGGCGAGGGGTGCCGGCAATGGAACACGCGATGAGCATGAAGATCTACCGCAAGCGCCCCGGTGAGGATGCGCCTAGGGACTGTCGAGCGACGGTGGTCACCATCAACTCCGACGACGTGGACGCTCAGTGGCTCGATGATCAATACCCGTTCCGGTGGCCGGAGTGCCGGTGCCCCGACTGTCGCCGTGAGGGGAGCTGACTGTGGAGAAACCTAATCACTGGCCCCCCGCGCCCGAACCGGCAGACATGAAGTTGACCCAACTCGTTGCCAAAGTTGACCAGTTGGAGACCAGGGTGGGTCTCTGCGACGCGGACAGCGAGCACACAGCCGCCCCGGCACAGACGATCCCGGGCGCCCCTCACGTCCGCGTGAGTCTGATGGTGTGGAAACCGCTGGACCCCGAGGCCCCCGATGACACGACCCGCGGTTTGCCGCAGGTCCTACTGACCCGCGAGGGTGCGACCTCATGGCAGGTGCCGGGCGTCATCCTGCGCCCCGGCGAGCTGCTGTTATCCGCGGCAGCGCGGGCTGCGTACGCGGTCGGGCTGGAACTGCCGAACTACCAGCGCGTACTTGCCACCGACTTTCGCCCCGAGCGCATGACGTTGGTCGTGGACGGCGGGTGGGTCTCGGGTGTGGATGCGCGGATAGCGGACGGCGAACTGAGCCCGTGCCGTTGTCACGCCGTGCCGCACAGCAGGCGGTGGGCCGCCCGGACGGAACTGGGCGACGTGATGACGCGCGCCCTGTGTGCCGCGGTGACCATCCCGCCAGGGAAGGAGAGCCGCTGATGATCCCCTTGCCGCGCCGCTGGAAGACCCACACCCACGGATACGCCGCGTTCTGTCTTGGGGATGGTGACGAGTGCGAAGCCGAGGCGGACGAGAGGCTGACCATCGCCGAGGTAGACGTGTGGATGGCCACCCACCGAGCCCACAGCGGACACGCCCGTTTTCACGTATCCGCCTTCGGTACTGCTGACCTTTGCGAGGACCAACCGCCGCTCCGCCTGCCCACCGCCGCCCCCGCGTTGCGCCTTTTGGTAACCGCTGCGCTGACACAGATGAACCACTTGTGGACCCGCCACTACACACACGCCCTCGCACGCTTGAACAAGCAGGCGTCATGACAGGTAGGCAACTGATCCGGCAGGTGGTAGATGTGCGCCTAGCGCGTGCCGGGGACTGCATCACCCTCGGTGAGCTGGTGCGGACCATCCAAAAGGTGCGGCGGACTGAGACCGGGACCACGCTCGTACTCCGAGACGGGTCCGTGACCCTCCTGCACGGCGTGCGGATCACGGTGCAACGGGGTGGCAGTTGGCCGTGATGACGTTGCAGTGCACAGCCGTCGGCATCGCTAATGTCCCTGACGCCGGGACCGCTTATCTCTGCGAGTTGGGCGAGTTACACGATGATGACCATGCCTCTCTCGTCCACGACCTAGACCCCTGGGGTGCCGTTTACTACCGCTGGTCAGAGAGCGGCTACCGCTTCGAGGCCCATCGGTGGTGCGCAGTTGTCGGAGGGCCTGGCGAGCACGCGTGCTCCTTCTATGTGACCCACCGCGGCCCCCACCAGTGGGCAGTCACGGACCCCACCGATGAGGCTGCACGCGCCGCAGCCGAAGAGGAGTTGTTCGAGCGGTGGCCGCACCTGTTTCAGCGTAAGCCGGCATCGGACTAG